ACCAGCCGCTACCAGTACTAAACCTTACTAGATTTCCTGACGCTGCAACAACACCGTCGTTAAATATCTTAGTTCCAAGAATAGCGTTACTACCGTTAACTTGATTGCTATCCCACTTAGTTGTACCACTTAGCCGACGATAACCACCAGTAATAGCAGGTTCAAAGTTCTGTAATTCTAGTGCTGAACCGGGAGGAATACTAAAGTCGTCTTGGTCAAGAATAAGCCCGCCACCAAGAGGGACAGTCACTGGGGAAATTAATGATGTGTCTGGCATAGCTACCCCTGTGGCCTTAGTAATTCTTCAACAAACACCGAAACTACTGCGTCGTTGGCTGCACCAGCCTGTGCTTTTAGAATGTCACCTGACGCTAGTACAATCTGCGCGGCGTGAAATCTAAGGTGACTATCAGCAGCAATGCTGTTTGTGCTTAGAAGAGAGTACGTTGCACTGGCTGAAGTGTCCGTCCAACTAAGCGTAATATCTACTGCCGCAGAGCCATCAACATTAGTAATAAAAATTTCACGTATGATAGCGGTAAAATTAGTAGGGCAAGTATAAACTACTGTTAAACCTGTGCTGGATAAAGCAACACCGACATTTTTAAAACGTCCCATTATTAAACAGCCCTAAAGTAATCTTTTTTGTTTACCAGTTCAATTCTCATTTTTTTGAGGTGGTCTTTAAATTCTGCCATAGAAGCTTGGGCTGTTGCCGTGTCAGATCGAAGGACTGCCGCATAGTAGCGGGCCTTAGCAATAACTGCATGTTCATACCGAGCAGGAACATCAGAGGTGTCTGTATCGCTGGACAACGTAGTTGTTGTTTTCCAGTATTCATAACCAATGGTGTACGTGCTTTTGTCGGGAACAGGAGACAGCCCAAACTTTTGGTCCTGCGTTCTGTAAACACAGTTTGGTTCCGCAAGGCGACTGATGTCGGTACTACGGTCCCGCTCTTTTAAAGTCCGTTGGAAGTCATCGTATGAGAGGTACTTTAGTTTCTTTGGGTGGAAATCTTCAGCTACAACAACGTTATCAATGTCTACTTGAGTATCTACCGATTGGCTAAAAGAAATATATGTAGTGGTGCCGGTAGCACTAAAAGTAAAGCTTACGTACTTAAAATCACCAATATCATCTACACTAATGACGTTAGTAGATATCTGTGTTCCGTTTGCAGAGGTTCCTAGGTTAAGTGTCAAGTCTCCACCGGAAGGATAGGTGACCCCAAAAGAAACTCTGTACTGTTTGTTTTTTGTGGTAGTCAAGGCTTGGTAGGCAATTGCAGAGCCACTGCTACCTGCTGTTAGCCTCAATGCGCCAGTCCTTGACGCTGGGGGCTGTGGCCCTGTGCTGTTAAAGCCTATCTCACCTGTGCCAGAAGAACCACTTGTCCAACCTGTTATGTTGCTGTCAAAGGTTCCATTCGTTACAAGATTCTTAGGGAAAAGCATAAAGCTATCAAAGTCTACATAGCTATGGTCGGATGGCAAGGCGTACTCAGCAACACTAGCGTATGTGTCCTGTTCCTTGTCGCTGTGCAGAAACGGCCATTCTACTTCAGAGTTGGCAATGTCGTTAATGGCACGATTAACGCTATTCTTTACTACGGTCTGGATACCACGAGAAGAAGACAACGCAGACAGAGTAGTCTCATTGATGTCTTGAAGAACTCGATTAGTGTACTGTAGGTAGGTCAGCGTTCCCATGAAAAATCTTCCCTATACTTTTCTGTGTTTTTTACTTGCTGTTCTTGCTGCTTTTGGTTGCGGCACGTACTGTTTACCGGCTTTCGTTCCCTTTTTCTTAGCTGCATTAGTTGCAGCAAGGGTGCTTTTTGGCATTTTTTTAATTGCATTGGCAGGAAGATATCTTTCGCCAGTTGCCTTTGGGCCTTGTGTAGAGGGCTTACCTGACGTTGTGCGCCATTTCTGCTTGCCCCACGACGCTAAAGATTTTTGTGGTTTTTTAAGAGCCATTACTTTTTGCCTCTAGAAATAAACGCTGCTGCACCAAAGTAGGCTGACACAACACCAGCCATACCAAGGTAGAATAGGCTAAACAAATCAGCTAGAGCATTGATCCGGCTATCAGGAAAAATAGGCAGAAATACAAGAGCAGTAAAAATAAGCATTGATAACATTGCAATCCATGCCATGCGACGTTGGGCATCTTGCTTTTCATGCTTATCCAACGCCTCTACTGCTGCCAACTCTGTATCGCTAACAATACCGTCGCCATCTAAGTCTAATGGATTGTATTTACTATCTGCCTGAAGCTTTTTTTGTTTAGCCATAGTCTCTACTTCTTTTTAATGCCTTTCATGGTCATGCCACCACCACGTTGCTTGACGCGCTTGCCCATCTTGCCGCCGCCCATAGCCTTGACGCGCTTGCCCATCTTGCCGCCGCCCATAGCCTTGACGCGCTTGCCCATCTTGCCGCCGCCCATAGCTTTAATTCTTTTCTTTTTGCCAACCATTGTGTAGTCTCCTGTAAGATTGCCGTTTTAAAACTGTGTCTTGGTAGTATTCTTCTTCCCAGCCTTCATAGTAACCCTGCTTTGCAAGATGTTCTGAAGCCTCTTCTAGTTCACTGTATGGTTGAATAAGAACCATATAGAACTCATTTTCATACACGTAATCGTCTTCTAAAAGCTCAACTTCTTCGCTATCATCAAACGGATGGAATGCCATTAGGTATCTATCGTCTGGTACAAAGATGTGATTGAGTGCGTCCACATAACAGCCCAACTCGTAGGCTTCTAAATCAAAGTCATCACTAGCAATAATAATAAGCTTTTTGTGCTGTTCTTTGATTGTTCTTGCTTGTTGTATTACAATGTCAAGAAAGTCTTTTGCGTCTGCAACTTCGACTACTTTAACTTGATTCTTCAGTCTAGCTTGTTTTGCGTAAGGACAGAGCGGCCAACCGCCTAGTGCTTTGTTATCTGCTTCTACAAACTGTTCTGACCATGTAAAGATATCTTCAGTAATAGTTTTCATTAAAATCTAAATATAAGATACAAAATAAAAAGCCCATCCCGAATGTCAACATCTAATGTCAAGGGTTTGTGCATCAGTCTTTGTATCCTCCACCGGCTGCTTTGTATTGTTTTGCCAACATCTGGGCTTTTCTTGCTGACCATTGCCCCGGCTTGCCACCTTTTCCACCCGCCTTGATTTTATTAAAAAGGCGTTTACGTAAAGCTGGTTTAGTGTAGTTTCCAGCCTCATTTACTTTGCTCTTTTTTGCACGGGGTTTTGACGAGGTAGCCATATTTATCAGTTCCTACTGAGTAACACTTTATTGTACGTTTCTTATTGAAATCATGTGGATGCACTACATAAACATACAAATCTCTATACGTAGTAAGTGGGTGCGTTGGTCTAAAACGCGGTACAGGTATTCTGGAGGGTTTAGCTCTAGGGATTGGGGGTTTAGGTGCTGTGTATCCTGCGTACCTGTTAAACAGTTCTAAATCTAAAATTCTTACGTACTGTTTTATTGCTTGATCTTGATCGTGGGCTGTAGCAGTGCCCATAAACACAAAAACGCTAAGAGCGCCGCTTAACGCCCTTAACGTGTTTTTGAGATTTAGGAGGAGATTTTGTTGAGCCACCGTCACCAGACCAAAATAGTTTGTTAGCCCAGTATGCAGCAGAAGTCTTGCCCTTTGCAATGTTTTTACCATGTCTAGCCTTAAAAGATTTACGGGCTTCAGCCGAGTAGTTGTGACCCATCTTTTGATCACCAAAGCGAATAATCCTAATGCTACCACCATCGCGTATAGCCACAATACCCTTTTTAGTAGGGTGATCGGGAGTTCGCTTTGGTTTATTAAGACCAGTAAGCCCGTAGCTCTTGAGCTTTTTTTGTTCTGATTCGCTAAGTGACAATGTTAAATACCTTTGGTTTAAGTTATTTAAGTGTTAAGGGTGTTTCCCCCTGCGGGGCAAAACACTTATAGCATACCTTAATATAAAAGTCAAGCGGTTTTTTACTTTGACCATTCTTTTCTGATGTATTTTTGCAACACTACGCTTTTGATAAGTAAGCTTTTATTAATTTCTTTTGCGTCTTCTTTAACTAAGCTTTTACTTATCTGCACAATATCATTGGCTTGTTTGAGCATGTACGAGTGTTCAAAGCTAACATTAGAAGAAAACCAACCTATAATGTTTTGTCGTGTTCCTTTGGTTATTTCATTTACACCATGAGGATACATAACAGGAAACACTGCAATCTCACCCGCCTGTAGCTTGTAGGCTACCTGACCCGCTTCTCCATCAATAACAAGCTCTCCACCTTCGTAGTCGCTGTCAAGTGAGATTGAAAACCCGTAGTCGTACCAGCCGTTATCAGTAGGGTTTTCAAAAGGGTCTACATGAAAGCCGTAAAAGTCGCCAACAGAATATTTATTAGCGGCGTACCAGTTAACTATATTAGGATTATAAATGTTATTTATTGTGGTGTTAGCTAGAAAAAGAGTAGAAAGAAACTTTTTAAGTTTACCCGGTATAGTAGTTTCTGCATTTTCTTTTACATTGTAAAGCTTACTTATGTTTTGAGTTTTTTTACCATCTACATAAGGAACAGTCTCAAGTTGTTTTTTGCAGAAATCAACACTTTCGTCAGTTAACAATCTAAAGTGCATGTCACTTACCCCATAACTTTTTGAGGTACATCTGGACTAGTGTAGACTTAACAAACAACTCTTGGTCTTTTTGCATGAGTCCGATATTTACTTCATACAAATTCTTTAGTATGAAAGACTGCTCGTAAGTAACATTAGAGGAAAACCAACCGATGATGTTTCTTCGTGTGCCGCTTGTAACCTTCTGTACCCCGTGAGGATATATGATAGGGAAGACAGCAATCTCACCGGCAAGGAGTTTATGTGCAATTGGCCCTACATCTGTGTGTAGTAAAAACTCTCCACCTTCGTAGTCACTTGTTAGAGAAATAGAAAAGCCGTAATCAAAAAAAACATTGTTAGATTTTGGTGTTGCCTTAAAGGAATCTACGTGGGTGTCGTAGTAGTCCCCTTCCTTGTACTTGTTGTAGAAATTTACTGAAACTCTATTAGGACAGTAAACAGAATCTATAAAGGCATTGTTGTATAGTAGGCTAACTAAATACTTTTTAATGTCTTCAGGAACAGCAGAGGTTTGCTCGTTCTGTTTTACTTTGTAGTGTTTGCTTAGAGGTTGAGTAAGGTTTCCGTTATCGTAGTCTTTATCTTTAAATGTAACATTGCACTTTTTTAGCGCATCTTCGTCTAGTACTTTTAGAAAAAACATATATACCCCATAAATTGAACATAGCAAAAAGGGACAGGGTTTTTATACGGAACCCTGCAAAACCTTTAGTTAGATTAAGTGCCCGTTGCAACCGTCGCAAGAGCATTAATCGGGTTCTTTGAAATGTCCACAAGAACAACGTGAGCGCGGAAGCGCCAAGCAGTCGTCTTTGCGGATGCCGCGTCAATCACAAGAAGATCAAGTGTATCAGCAGCAGTAGAGATATTGCCAGCACCAGCAGCCTTCAGCGTAAACTGAACACCAGCAGCAGCGTTAGACACGCCACCGTCAACTAGTGAATCAACGTCACCACCAGTAAAGCCCACATCAAACGTAATCTGTGCATTACCAGAAGCTTCAAGAGTTTCAATACACCCACCGATAATCATCGAATCGGCAGGGATATCAAGAAGCTGAACAACATCGCCCTGTTCAAGGTCAGTGTTGTCAACCGCGTCAATAACCTGTGAGGTAATGACATAAGGAACAGCAGCATTGGATGGATGTCCAACCGTGCCGCCCGTACTAGAAGTGTAATTATAAGTAGCCATTTTCTATGCCCTCCTTTAACTGTCTAGATCGGTTACACCGACGAGCGCGCCAGTAAAACCATCGCCAGAACCACGGAGAACCTTACGTCCAAAAACGTGAAGGCCACGAACAATATCAGCAAAGCTGTTCGGGTCACGAACAACTTCCGTCTTGGCAATTGCCGAAGCAGTTGCACAAGCACTCATGTGCCCAGCAAGAGCAAACGACTCACCACTGGTGGCAACAGGACCAAACGTGGCCGTAGCTGTCGTACCAAGTGAACCAACAACCATTGCGTTGGACTGATAAAGCGTGAAGCCATGAACCTTACGATTGGTAACTTGACCATTCAGAAGAGGACTCATTGACTCGCCCGTAACACTCGCATCCATCAACTTGGAATCAGCCTGACGAAGAATTTCGTAGAATTGCGGCGGAGCCACAAACCAACGATTCTCTTCAGGAACATCTTCCTCGTCAAGAAGGCGAGCAAATTTAGCAATATAGTTGGCAAGTTCATCACCAGTATTGCCTGAAATAGCAGAACCAGCAGCACCAAGGCCAGTACCGGCAGTTGCGTTGTCAGCAATATTCTTTAGAATATTAAAATCATATTGCTTTTTAAGCGCGTATGCACCCGAAGAGGTAGCAAGCGCCTCAAAATTAACGTGACTCTGACGCTCTTCAATGTCGTCAACCTTAAAGGCAAAGTAGTTGCCCTGATCGACCGTGAGAGTGATCTCAGCGTCCGTAAGGTCTTGCGCGTTAACCGTAGAACCGCGAGTATAAGGGGAGACCGAAATCGTCGGTTCCTTAATAATCTTCACGGTGTCGCCATAGTTCTCAATTTCTCCCGCGTAGTCGGTGTTAGTGATTGCTTCTGCAACCGATGCACGACGGAAGTATTTTAGAACCTTTTGGCTATAAATAGCAGGTACGAAATTACCGTTAGGTAGATTTTCGTAACCGGCTGCTCCAGCATAAGCCATAGTTATCTCCTAAAATGTTATGTTAAGTTAAGGTCTAATTCTTCCTTCTCGACTGGCTTGGTCTAGTTCTTTTTCTAATTTTGAGAACTGTTCTGGGCGCATTCGAGAGATTTCATCAGAAGTCCAAATCCTTTTGTCTCCTTGCGGGTCTGCAATTTCACGGGTGCCGGAAGAAGTCCGTACCTGTTTAGCCGCAGAACTACTGTTTGACTTTTTAGATTTGGTTTTAATACCCTTATCCGCTTTATAAAGGTCTAGTGTACGAGCGGCCCATTTAACGTCTGTTGCGTTTGTTGTTACGCCGTTAGAAATGCTTTCGGGTTGTTCTTCAAGCCAATCAATAAAGTCCTGACTGTCTTTAAGTTCAACAAAATCAGGGTGAATGGATAGAAGTTCTTTCTGAGCATTCCCACGTTCCAGATCACGTTCACGATCACGGAGGATTTCAAGATGTTCCTCAATGTCGCTTACACGAGAATCTGCTTGCATGTGTGCAACAGTCTCCACAATTCCAAAGATGTCAGGGTATTCCTCTTTAAACTTCTGAAGGTCTTCCTGACTTTTTGGCAACTTGATGTTTTCTTTTTTTGTTTGTTTACTAGAAACAAGCAAGTCTTCTTTTTCTTGTCGCCAATCCGATAACTTCTGATCGTAGTGTTTCTTGAGATCATCGTATCGTTTTTTAAAATTGTGATTATCGTTGTCGGTCCTGCCTACTTTTGCTTTGCCGTTCGGGGTGGCCGATGCCTCGGTGTCCGTAGGTTCGTCAGGTTCGTCAAGACGAGTTCGGTAGTTATTTTGGTATGGGGTAGGTTCGCCTAGTTCCTTGTTTGTGTCAGGGGTATCAATCATAGTCACCTCCATGCGGGGCCATAATTTCTATGGGTAGCCACGGTTGGTCTTCAAATGACAGGGCCAGAACATATGTTCTAGGTGGCTGTCGGAATTAAGTATCTAAAAAAGTGGGGGTTTTTCTGAAAACATTTAAATTTGGTGTTGCTCTGGGTTGCTGCCGTTTATCCTCATTAGGATTGCTTACAACCGGGTCTACAGGTTTTTTAGCTAACCTACGGCGAGCGTCAGATTCAAGTTTATAGTAGTTGTCAATATTCTGTCTTCCGGGTACAGACTGTAAACTTTCTTCATACGTTAGCTCGTTACCATCAGATACTTCTTTTTCAGTCAACC